GCATAAGCGGCGATCAATATGAGCATGGCGAAAAATGCCTTCTTGATCCACATCCAGACGCCCCGGCCCACTTCGCCGTAAAAGTCCTTCACGATCTCTTCTTTCAGCTTGTCCACGATGGCTGTCACATCGGCATCGCTAAGTGTTCTGCCGGTCATTTCACCCCCGCGACTAGTGCTAAAGTTACCGTCCCCAAGATCGGCAAAATCCAGTCCAGCCAGCTATGCAGGCCATGCCAGACACGCAGATCGAACGGCCCCCACCAAGGCATGTTGGCACGCAGGTGATTGCCGTAATGCTCGATCCAGCGGTATTCCGCCTGAGCATGTTCGCGGGCGATGTAGAACGCAGAGGGGATGGCAGCGCCAAGCCACCATTGGCCGGTTGTGAGGCCGATGATGGTCTGAAAGGCGAGGGCGAATGCGAGGTGCAGCATCAGCAGAACACCGCGATGTCGAAGTCTGTTGGATCGGTGGCGACCTGTGTTGATGTGACGCCAAAAGTGAGGCTGAATGTGGTTGAAGTTTTGGACGTTCCGCTGAAAATATTTGCTATCAGGTAATTTCCAGAGATACGGCCCATCGCAATAACCGTATAGTTTGCATGGGGCAGTGCTGTGTTCAAAACTGCGTCGTACCGACCCGCACCGTTGCGTGTGATGCTCGCGAAATTCTGATTATTTAGAAGCGTGCAGGTGCCGTTCGTTCCCCTGCCTTGTCCCATGCATACCGCCCGCGCGAAATAGAGTGGAGCGGTTCCGCCAACAGTGGGAACGGCGGCGCTGTCGATATTGGGGCTGACCAGCGTTTTATTGGTAAGTGTATCGACACTGCTGATCGTTACGAGCGAAACGCCTGCGGCGAGTGGTATTTGGGTTAAGCCAACTTGCCCCGTAGAACGGTTGACGATGAATGGAGTATCTAGGAAAGCGCCAGCATCATCAAATCTGTTTAAGGCTAAGTTGCTGCCCGCATTACCCCCAGACTCCACCTGAGTATTCATATACAGGTCCCAGCGGGTAGACCCGCTGCGCTGCATATGAATTACACCCGACTGACCTGCCGTAGGGGAAAATATTAAACGACTTTGCGAAGCACCTGGCACGGCGATGGTTAGGTCGCCAGTCATCGTATCGCCGGTTACCTCAACAAACCCAGCCTTAGCCTCCGCCATCAACTCACGCATGGCGTTATTGATGTTCGCAGCGGGGCAATTCTCCCCAATGTCGATACCCAGAACAAGGGCATTACTGGCTGCGGTCGTGGACCAGTCGGCTACTGTCGGCATGGATGCTCCAGACATGAAAAAAGCGCCCGAAAGGACGCTGTTTGATTTTGGGGAACGGATGGGTTAGATTGGTCGGATGTCTGACATTTTTGAGATTATGCTATGGAAAGGCATCGTTCTTGGTGCCTTCGGAATAGTCGCGTCCGTCTTTGCTGTTTGGTCAGCGGGATTTCTGGAGAAGAAGCGGGGAGCCTATCATCCCACCGATGTAAGCCCGCTTCCGTATTTCATCGGCAAGGAGGCCCGTCGATTTGCCAGCGCCTCTAAGCGCCGTCTTTTGAAGGGCCTTGTCAATGCCAGGAATATAGTGGACAAGCCCAGCAGCAGGAACGGCAAGTAGCGGATTAACTAGTCCCGCCGCGCCCGATCCCAAGGCTCCCAACCCCGCCGCCCATGCAGTCCGAATGCCCGTTCCGCTATCAGGGATACTATCCGGCAGAACAGCTTTCGCAGCATTAGCCAATTTCTGCATTCTGGCATCTCCGCGAGCCAGTTTGTTTACAGTTGTTCCATATCCTTTTCTCGCAACGGCGCTGGATGCAGTAGTAGGCGTGAATACTCCATTCACACTATTAGGTCGCGAAGCTGCGTCATTCACACGCGCCATATTGGCCCATGCATCATTCGCCGCCTCAAACTCCTTCGCGCCTTGTCCGGCGTGACGATGCGCAAGGCCCATAAAACTATCACGCACCTCAGAAAGCGCGTCTGCGCCCATGTCTGATATGCCATCATTGGCCTTGCCAAGATTGGCGATCCGTTTGTGCAAAAGGCGGTTCACCTTCTGAAGCGTAGGCCCATCGAGAATTTGCTTCCCTTTCACGAGGGGCAGAATTTCATGCTGCATCGTGTAATTGAAAACATCACGCTGCGCTGTGGGAAGGTGCTGCGATTTTGCAGTCGTTGCTGCCAATGCCTGGGCGAATGTATTATCCGCAGGAGCATGGATTTTCGCCAGCGCATTGTCAATCGCATCACCGGCAGCATTTTGTGCCCAGATGATAGCATCACGTCCGGCCTTTAGATTGTCAGGCACCTTTGCACTGATTGGCGAGAGAGCATCGTTAACAAATGCCTTGTTGAATTGTAGAATACCGCGCCCCTTCGCCGCCTTGATCGGTTCACGGACAAATGGAATGCTTTCAGAAAGCTGCTCCATTGTTTTTGCGATACGTCCACCACGCTGACCCGGCGTCATCGTAACGCCTGCGTTGGCTAGTGTGCTTACATCCTTACCGATTACAGGCGCAAGAACACGCGCGCCACCGCGCACGAGGCCCGCACCGATCAGTCCGCCAGCACCGCCCGCCAACCCATCTTTCCATGCGCTATCAAGCCTGTCGCCTACGTTGGTACTGTCTCCGCTATTAAAACCATATGCCGCAGATTGGGCAGCGGATTCACCAGCAATTTTTGCCAATGGCGCGAACTTACCAAGATTTGGAACAGCCTTCGCGATAAGACCCCGCCCCGGTACTGGACCCATAATTCCGCCCGCAACCTGTCCAGCAAGGCGGAGATTGGGGTTTACACGATTGTCTGCCGCTGTGACCTGATTTTCATGGGCCAGATTTGAACGGTATGCATCGCCAATGGATTTGCCGTCCCAAATGCTGGAAACATCATTGCCAGTCAGGCGGTCGAGAGGGATAACCGCATTTGCAGCGGCGCTTATCTTGTCGCTCAACCCAAGGGTGGCCATGTCTGAAAAGCCGCGTACGGTAGCATCCGCCCCGCCCATTATGGAAGTGCGCGGCGCATCGGCGTGCGCTTGAACCTTGGCAAGAACCTCATCATGCGAAGCGCCATCGGGGGCTGTAACCTGATATTGCTTGCCATCTGGCCCAGTGACCCGGAAATTGCCCATTATTTGATTTCCTCGACTTTCCATTCCCCTGATTTTTCGGGAGGATGGCGCGGACTTAACGGATCACCGATGTTTTTATTATGGACCGGTATGCCTAGCGTTCTGAACGTGGCCATTTTTTGGTTATTCAGCATCGTTCGAAGATTGGACAATTTGCTGGCGATCACGGGATCGGTGTCGCGGCTTAATGGAATATAAGGTTCAACCTTTTGCTTATATTCCGCCGCAGCGTCGGTAGCCTTGCCGTTCAATCCCAAGATGCTCGTAATATAGGCACCCATTTGCTTACCGGACGCATCGAACTGGCCGTTTTCAGGGCGCATTACCGATGGCAGATATTCGCTAAAACCGAACATGCGGGACGCGGGCTTACCGGCGAAGCTCTTGCGGTATTGGCCCTCCATGTTGCCAAGCGCGCTTTCCATATTACGCAGGGCAGTCATGCGATCCTGCAACTCCGCCATACGCTGTGGCGTCAGTCCTTTATTCTCATTTTCGGCGGCGGTTAGTTTAACCCCGGCAATCCTGTTATTGTTTGCCATGTTGGCAATCTGGCCCTGAAGGATTTTCGCGCGCAATGGGGCCATCGCGTGATTGTCAGCCGCATTGATATTGGAAAGGTCTTGTCCGACAACTTGCCCCGGCAACTTTGGATCAGCGGGCGCTATTTGGATGGGCTGCGGAGTGCCTTGCTGTTGATATTTTTCCCAAGGTCCGCTCATCGTTTCAACCCCATTATCCCGCGCGTGCCAAAATACGGAACCTTGCCGTATCCGGGCAATGTAACGTGAATATGATTGCCTTCATTCAGATACCGCGCTTTTGGCCCAAAATAGGACATAAGTTGTTGCACTGTTGCGCCGGTATAATCAGCGGCGTCACCATCGAGATGGTGGCTGTTCGGCACTCCGCCCACTGCCGCATTGCCTTCGGCTGTCCTGCGTCCGCTGGTCATATGTCCCGGCGCGTTAATAGGATCCGGGAAAGCCGCCAGACGCTTGCGGCGTCTGACCTCCTATTGGCTCCCAGCTTGCAGGGTCAGCAGGGTTGCCGCCCTTAAAGATATGACCGTCCTCAACCGCACCGGGTTTAATGCCAGCGGGCTGCCCGTAAGATCGCGGCACTCGATAAGTGCCTGTTGGACCAGCCACGGCAACGGGGGATTTAACGTCCATCATTGTCGCGTACTGCTGCTTTTCTTCGGGCGTCAGTTTGTTCCACCATTCGAGGCTAGCTGCTTCCGCAGGCGGGTCTTTATGATCGATTTTCCACTGCTGCTCAACCTGCCACTGCGCCAGATCATCCTGACGCTTGCGGTTATAGTCAGCCAAATCCATCTGGCGCTGTTTCTGCTTTTGCAGCATCGGTGCATATTGCGGCGCAGTTCCAGCGGCACCCGCAAGGGCATCGGCCAGAATACCCATGAAACTGGGTTTAATACGCTGATTCCCGTCATCAGGGGCGGGTGCAGGAGTCGGCAATCCATCGGCGGAGCCGGCATATGGCAGGCTGTTATGGAACGTAAAATCGCCCATCGCAGGCTGCTTTTTCTGGAACAGGTTGCCGAACATTCCCATTACAGTGCTCCTACAAGACGGCGTTTACCGCGTCGAATGCTTGATATGAGCGAGGCACTGACACCCAGAACGGCGGCCCATTGGGCGCAAGTTTTGCTCCGGTCTTGCCTTACCGCAATAGCATTAGCATCCGAAACCTTGGTAAACCAAAGCTTGTCTCCCCGCAGTTGGGTCCCATGGGCCACCTTGTCAGCGAGGTTACTTTGGCGAGTGGCCCACCGCAAATTGTCAGGAGATGAATTAGATTTATCGCCATCTCCATGCGCCACTTCATGGAGGGAGGTTGGAGCGGCACCATTGAACGCTTCACACACGAGACGATGGATATACTCGGTGCGCTGATTACCATGTCTGCAAAGTGCTACAGAAGGATAGCCCGCCGTCAGGAATGACTTGAGAATTTTTGGTTTCATTCTCACGTCAACCATTCTGCCTTTCCTCACTGCACGGAAACTTGTTGCCAAGCTGCGGACCCGCCCATGGTTAGAAACTTCGTACAAGCCTGCCCAACCTGTTACCGGGATCCAAATCTCTGTTTCCACAATCAGCCTCCCAGCTTCAAATAATCAACTGTGGCGTAGCCGTCGATCTCAGGGCCAAGCGCCCACGGACGAAGGATAGCAACTTCATCAGCCATCACACCTGTCTGGCGACCTTCCGCCATGTAAGCCGCAATCGCGCCCATCATCGGGATATAATCAAACTGATATACGCCCAAGCCATCATCAAATTGACCGATGCGCTCAATATTGGTTTTCAGACGTGGATCAGATGCGGCGTAGGCACCCGCGCCAGACGCAGCGGCTTGTAATAACATCTGCCCAAGCCCACCGCTTTGCTTCTGCGTCGTCGTGGTCGAATTGCCCAATAGCTGCGCGATCTGCTGTGTATAATGATCCGAGGCCGAGAATGGCAGATCAGAGCCGGATTGAGCCGCCTGCAACAGTGCTGCGAGGTTGCCATTGTTGATGCTGCTATCCGCCCCAGCCAGTCCCTGAGCCATGCCGACTGCGCTGTCCTGCCTGCCTTGCTGCGTGGTGTAATCCTGATAGCGCAAAGCGTTCTCGGAATTGGCCAATTCCCGCGCCAATATCTGTTCGTGGGCACTGCCTCCCGTCAGTCCGCGTGTGCCGATCGATGATTGTACCCGATCCGTTACATCGCCCGCTGTCTTGTCGAGCATCTGTTGCAGGAATGGATTGCTCTGTGGATTTTGCGAGAGGAGATTAGAAACATAGCCCTTGGCCTGACCGAGGCCCGAACCGGCGTTGAGACGCGAGGCCAGATTGGGGATAGTTCCCTGTACGGTCGATGCGATGTCAGCCAGCGGGCCTTTGTTGGCGTTAAATGCGTCAGATGCAGCATTGGCACCCGCTGTAATATACGGCTTCGCAAACTCGCTCGGTCCCGATGTCGTCGTCGTTTTTGATTTTGACAGGCCCATTATATCAATTCCTTGCGAACAACTGTCTGGTGCAGTTCGTATCCCGACGCCTTCAATGCGCGCTGCCAACCACTACGGCTTGCTATCGAGGCGACAATGCAGCCTCTTTCCTTGCCCCATGTCTCCGCAGCCGGGATCAGCGTTTCAATGATCGTTTCCTTGTTACCCGCCGCTACAAGGCCATGCAGTTCAAGCCCTCCTGCCGGGTAGCGTTTCAGTTCAGCAACGATTGCAGCATCATCGGATGCCCAAAGATTGGCCAAGCCCGCGAAAATCTGCGCATCCAGCCACTCAATCGTGTAAAAGCGCGTGTCGATGACCTTTGCAAAGTCCGGCCTGAATTCCAGATAGCGATCCCCAAGCGTCATTTCAGGCGGTTCGATATGGCAGCAACGGCATTGGCAATGGCCTGCACCTGTGCCTGTGTCGGCGGATTAGAAATGGTCGGTGCCGTGTAGATGGTTACCCCGTCTTTCTGCACGGACTTGCCAATCAGGTTATTGATGCTGTCAGCCGCTTTGCGTACCCAATCTGCGATATTAGCGGTTGTTTTCGGAACTTGAAGCATCAGCGCGTCCCTCCCGCTTCAATTCCAGCGTAATCAATGCCCTGCGCATAGGTCCAAACGGTCCCGGCAGCTATTTCCAGCGCGGGCGTGATATACCGACCCGCTGTCCGCACCGGCATGTCGCCGCTCATGCGCAGATCAGTGTAGGTATCCGTTACCTGTGTATCCCCAAGGCGCTGCGAATAGGTCAGTGACAGCGTAACACCGCTCACAGCGTCCGTTTGCGGCCTGACGCGACTGATACGCGCCCTACGGCCCGCAAATGGCTCCTGTGGCGCTTCCCTGAACGTTGCTTTCAGGTTTGACCCAGACAGAACATTGAACGTGCCGTCATTGGCAACAATCGTCAGCCTTGGATCGCCGCCTGAAAAGCGCGGATCATCAAGCGAATAAGGAACTGCATCGAGATTACCATAAAGCGCATCAAGTGCATCAATGCTGATCGAAGCCGAGAATGACGGGAATATCGAGAACGCCTGCATATCCCAGTCAGACCAGCGATCCAGCGCCCAATTATAGCACCAGACCCGGTTCGCAACGCACCATGTCACCAATGTTCGTTCAGGATCAACGGCAGAGGTTAAACCAGCCAGCGCAGCAGTGGTATATGCCGCACGGAATGTCCGATCTACCCGCTCAACACCGATGGGCGTAACGCCGCCTGCCTCGATCTTGATAAACCCGCGCCGTGAATAGCAGAACACGATCCCACCAGCCTGCGCGACTGAACCTTCAGCGATGCATCCGTAATTGGTCGAGACTTCATCGAACTGAAACGGAGCCACCGGGTCAGAGGTGTAAGTCATTCTGACAATGCGATCCGTTTGTAGGATCATGCCGTATTCGCCACCCGTCAGTCCGGTAATCTTGCCGCCCGTAAGCATAGGCTGAAACCCGGATTGATTGGTTCCCGCTGTCCATTGGGTATGATTATTGAAGCCCGACCATGTGACCATATTGTTGGCCCCGTTGGTGCGGCCCAAAACAACGAAATCCCGAACAACCGTCACCATGTCCGCAGTGGGCGGACTTCCCGTCAAAGCTGCTGCCGTGTTCGCTGTCAGATTGACTGCAATCGGAGCGCCACCATTTACAGCCACAGCGACACTGCCAAACTGCGCAAACTGCCAGAATGTGTTGACCGTCAAAGACCCAAGAATGCTTGTCCATGCGCCGGATACGAGCGAATAGAGATTGGTTCCAGACCCCGCCAACATACGGGCCGATCCATCCGGGCCGAGAAATGAAACACCCCCCTTGAACGTCCCCGACAACGCAGGCGCGATCTGACTAAACCCCTTGACCGGCAGATACCCTCCGCCACCCGCGTAGACATTGCGGCACACAGACAGGTTATTGGCACCCAACGTTGCTTTGTCAGGCTCCCAAGGACCGAACATCAGGTGCGGCACCCGCGCAGATTGGCGATGGGCGAACGCATTCTAATGCCGACGCCGTAACGGTCCAGAATGCCTTCACTCTGAATTTCCGCGATGACGTTATCGAAAGCTTGGCTCCAGATGGGCAGGCGCGCATCATTGGTGAGATAGGCTTCCGCAGCGAGCAAAGTGCCGTAGAAATAGGCGTCAGGATGGCGCGTCAGCAGCCAATTGGTTGGCGCTGTAGATGTCAAAGCCGGAATTTTCTCGTAATATGTCAGCACGAGATCGGTTGAAGAAGCGGGCGGCGGCGCGAGGTATATAAAGCCCTCAATAAGAGCGTACGCTTCAACCTCTCCCGAAGCCCCGGAATAATTCTGCGGAATCGCGTCCGCCGAGATCGACTGTAATTCACGGTTGGGCGTTCCAACCGCAAACAGGCTGCGCGCGCGCTTGAACCCGACAGGTACGGCGACCGTCTCACCCGTTGCGGTGAGCGTCACGCGCTTTTCCATCGCCCGAACGCGCAACAGGCGGTTGAGCCTGCTTTCGCACAGTGCAACAAAACCCGGAATGGATGCCGTAAGATCGGCGCGATCCAGCCAGTCACCAACCTCTGCAACAAGGCCGGTATAGTCAGTGAAACTCACGCCAGCCTCCTACAGTATGATGTTTTTGGTCTTGAGGTAACGATATTCGCCGTCATTCAGCAGCTTCTTGACCCCATCGGCATGAGCGGGATTCCACGCATTCACGCCGTATTTGGTCAGCCACTCGTACATAACGGAAACAGGAATTTTCGCCGCGTGCCAAAACTCTGAGCGGCGGTCGAAGTCCTCATTCTGTGCGGATTTATTAGCCCCAACAATCGGGAGAGCGTCATGCCCTTCATACCGAACTTGAACAGAGCCATGATCTTCATCACTTGCGCGGATGTATTTCTTGACGCCGTTCCATGATCCGTCATCAATCAGTTGCCAGTCATTGGGGCTTTGCATGGCCGCTCCCAATCAGGGCTTCCGCAATGACCGCAGGGACAGCCTCGACCGCGCCCTTTTCACGCCGCACATCATCAGCGATGAACACGCCATCCTTGATGATGACGACAATCATATCGCCTTCAGGGACTTTTCTCGGTCGGCCCATTGTCGCCTCCATATGAAAAACCCCGCCGAAGCGGGGTCTAGTTACTCAATATGCTTCCAAGTTTCTCGTTTTCGAATAGCGATGATCGTTGGGAGCGAGAGATTGTAAGCCTCAGAAAGTCTGATGGGTTTTAGAGTGCTCAACCGAATTGCACGGACATCATTTTCAGTTAACTTTGCTCGGCCATTATCGACGCCATTACGCCACGTCGGGCGCTGATTTTGAACTTGCTCAAGTCGTGATGCCCAACGACAATTCGTTGGAGAATAAGAACCGTTATTATCTATGCGCTCAATAGTAGCACTTGCACTGGGTGGATCCCCCATGTCGGCCATAAAACGAGGGAATGATTCTAGCCACTCACTACAGACAGTAATACCTCTCGCCCCATAGTTTTTGTAGGAAGGGTTTTTCGGGTTGAAGCATCTCTGTTTCATTCCCTTCCATGTATTATAAAGCTTACTGCGGGGTTTACCCGCGAAGCCATGAGTGGAGGCCCTCCCTTCGCGAGCAAAGCAACCACAAGAAACTGTTCCACCGTTGCGTAGTTCATTGCCAGAAATCGTTTTTACAGTGCCGCAATCACAGCGACATAACCACGCAGCATTTCCATGCCGTGTTCCATCTCGGCTTAGCACTTGCAACCGCCCGAACATCTGTCCGGCCATATCTTTGACAGGCTTTCCCATAGCTTTCTCCTCACTGCGAAGGATAGGCTATGGGATTACCCTAATCAAGCATGTTTTGATATTTTACAATATTTAACTAATTACGTTAAATCTGCAACACACCCGGACGCAGCCTGATTGAGGCAGCGCAGCGCCGATTCCTCACGCATCGCCTTGCGGGTCGCAAGACCAGTGGTCGCAAGATTGAACGTGGTCAGTGCCTCACCAACCGCGATGTCCCAATATTCAGGATCGACAATCAGCGCGTCACGAGCCGAGGCAAAGCGGTCGGGAACAAACTGGATCGAACCGAAGTCAGAGACATACACGTCCGCGCCAGCAACGATTGTCAGACGCTTATCGCCCGTCTCACGGCGCTGGGTAGCCAAGCCAGCAAATGCTGCTTCAGCCTGCTTCTGGGTGCCATTGGTGAACACCATCTTGGGGTTGCCACCAGATACCCAAACCGATTGCAGCACTGGTTTCAGTAATGCTTCGGTATAGGCCCGCTGCGTGCCGTTGGTGGCCGCAGCAACGATACCAGCGGAGAAACCGCCGTTCGCGCCAGAACCACCACGAGACACGTTCGATGTCAGCCATGCGAGCGCGCCAGCGGTAAGGCCAGCAACACCGGCAGCAGCAGCCACGGACGCATAGTTGCCAAGGAAGCGCATTTCCTTGTCAGTGCGCAGTTCGCGGCCCGCCTTCATCAACTCGCGGGCGAGTTCCGAACGGCGGCCAGCTTTGTTGGTCCACTCAACAGTAGTCGATGCACCGACAACCTTGGTGAAAATCTGCGTGTGCGTGCCAACGCGCGTGGTATTCGCACGCGAGGAGTTAGCCAGATCGTCACCCTGAATGGCGGCATTGGTAGCGCTTGCAGCGGCAAGAGCATCGGTCTGCCACTCAGTATAGGTTGTGCTCGCACTGGAGCGCCCGATTGCAGCCTGGAATGGCGTTTCATCGGGAAACAACTGAGCGATTTTGTCGTCAAGGTCTTCACGGACGCCAACGCGACCGACATTCTGAATGGTATTTGTAGGTACAGCCATGATAAAAAATCCTTCAAGGGCTATGGCGTCTCACGACGCGGGGCACCGAAATTCAGAGAATACCGGCGCTTTCGAGATAATCGGCGAAAGCTGCGCTCTGAGCATCCTTGCTCTTGGCCGTCTTCACCATGTTCCAAGATTCTTGCACGCGAGTGGAGTTGATTTCGCCACGAGTAGGCGCGACCCCCGGCCTTACGACCTTGGGCAGCGTTTTGGCGGTGCGGACCTTTTCCATTTTCGACTTCTGCAATGCGTCATATTTGGCAGCTTTGGACTTCCAGTCGGACGCCTTTTTCAGTGCAAGAATGTCATCCGCCCCCGCTTGGGCCATCGCTTCCGGTGAATAGCCAAGTTCCGCTCCGATAGTTTCCAGATCGGTGAGCAGTGTCTTGCGCGCTTCCGGGTCAGACCATTCAGGAAGTTCGATAACCAGTTTGCGAATTTCAGCCGCTTGCATTTCGCTTGCGACAGTCTGTTCGCGTTGGCCTGCCTCCTGTGCCGCCGCCTGAGATTGCTGTATCATTTGCTGATACTGGGCATTCATGGCGTTGTAGTAGGCAAATTCCTGAACATATTGCTGGGGATCAGTTTGTGCCAATGATGGGTCTGGCATTTGGGGCCGGACCATCTCCGCATATTGAGCCAACTCGCTTGCATACTGACGCTGCGTATTCGCGACCGCCGTTTCAGCTTCTATCAAAGCTGTGCGCTTTGCCTCTGCTGCCTCAGTTGTCGCACGCTGAACAACCTTTTCCCGCTGGGCTTCCCGCTCTGCGACCTGCGTTTGCAGTTCGGGCGGTAGCTGCGAAAAAAGTTCCTTCGCATCAGTTCCCCATGAAACAGGCGCATCGATGGCCGGGGCTTCCGGTTCGTCGCTTTCGTCTTGGGTTTCTTCACCTTCGGCTTCAGCCTCCAGTTCATCATCACCCTCTACAGGGCTAGATTCTTCTTCCTCTTCATCTGGCTCTAGGCCAAAAATATCTGCGGCAGTCTCAGTCGCGCTACCATCATTGGCAGGCGCGTCAAAGGCTTCCGCAACATCTGTTGCAGGATGGGCCATTTACACGTTCCTTGAGTTTGCCCGCAGGCAGTTAGATCCAGCGCCTCTTGGTGCCGGGGAGAGATTCAATCTTTTTCACATGTGCACGCTGCGATTCAGCGACCTGACCGGCAGCGATTATGCTGCGGACTTCATCAGCGATGGCGCGTGTAACCTTCGACGCCACAGACAGCTTAACCAGCTTGTCAGTTTCCCACGGCTCAACCGTTCCCATGCGTTCGAGATAAGCAACTTCCAGAGCGGAAAGGATGTCCTTAAGCCCACCTTCTTCATCATAAAAAAGCTGCCAGCGTTTCGCGCGCGCGATGGGATCATTCACTTCGACAAATCCCCGCCAGGTCTATTCTTCGGCAAGGCTTTCTCAGCCAATGATGCTTTATGCGCAGACATGCGTTCTTCCATCTGCATCCGGCGCTCAGCCATGACCATTTCCCGGTTCATCTGCTGCTCGGCAAGATCGGCTTCAAACTGTGCCTTCTGACGTGCAAGGTTCGCCTCTTCCTCGGCCTGCGCCCGCATCAAATCCATTTTCGCCTGCGATTCCTGTTGCTGCATCGCAATCTTGGCAGCGGACATTTGCTGTTCGCCCTGCAACTTCTGCTGTTGCAACTGGACTTCAGCCTGCGCCTTCATCGCTTCGGGATCGGGCTTTTCCTGTTGAGGCGGCGCTGTTTCGGGGTCGATAAAGAAGTTGTTTGGATCACCAAGGCCGGCGTCAGCAACAATGCCAGCAGCAGAATTATACAGCTTCTTGGCATCCACAATGCCAGTGCCGCCTTGGAACGCCTCCGCCTGTAGCTGGGCAATCTGCAAGCGATATTGCATCCGCTGATCTTTACGGCCCGAACCCAACCCGACACGCACATTGACACTCAGGTCCGGCGTCCATTCCGATGGATCAGCCTTTTTATATTCACCACCAACCCGCATTGCGATAGGATCGCCGTGCTCGATCATCAGGCGCAACTTCTTCAAGAACAGTCGCGCCAGACATTCAGCGAAGTTGCGGGCTACAAACTCCTCGATCTGCTGGCCTTGGCTCGATTGCAGCGCCATGCCAGTCGCGGTCTTGTTCATTGCCTCCGCATCAAGACCCTGATTAAGCCGTGTGATACCTGTGCGGCTTTCCTGCTCGCCAGAGAGATATTCCAGCACTGACAGGCCACGACCCACATCAAACGCCTGTGTGAGAGGCGTAGGAGCCAGTCCCTTGCCGCGAACCAGCACACCCGGACCTGTGGTTAGCAAATCCTCAATCGTGCTGTCTGTGGTGCTTTCATCAGGCACCCACCAGCGCGGCTGATTAGTCATGTAGAACGCATCGAAGTTCTGCCGCATGACGACAGACTTGTTGCGCTGGATATCCATAACCTTATCAGCGAGTGAATTGCCGACCATACGATGCGGACGCGGGAAGGGGCAGAACACTACGAACGGCTGTTCATCAACCTCTTCAGCTTCCAATATTGTATTGCCGACACGGTAAACGCGCAGAAGTTCGGCTATCCCGTCGCCGTCATAATCGATCCGCGCATATTCCTTGCGCAGCAGATGCTTTTTGAGGCCGGGGATTTGGTCTGTTGTGCCGCGCATGGATTCATCATCCCATGTCGCGCTTTCCCGGCTATCAATCACCGATCCTTCATCAAGACCGGGCAGGCTACGCACCTTTTCCGCGTCAAATCCCATTTCGATCAGTTCGGACTCGGTTTTCTGCGGACGATGGCAAAGATATTCGCTCTCATCCTCGTGACGTGTGCGCGGCGAAAACAGAAACTCATAGTTCGGGATGGGAATATCGAGATAGCGCTTCCGCTTTTTAACCTCTTCCAGCTTAATCAGGAAGGTGCCGTCCTCGTTCTGCGTTGCCTGAATAACACTGACACCGGGTACGGGATCATTCAGGAAGTCGGCAATTTGCTCCTCAGTTACAGTTACCGTCCTGCGTGTGCGCTTTTCATCCTCAACGCACATTGTCTCCGTGGCGCAAATCTTTTCGATCAACCCACACTTCAGCCAGTCATGCAGAACCTTGTAACCGTCCTGCTCGCGCATGAAGATGTGATTGAGGGCCTCAGTCGCCTCTTCAGCCGCATCCTCGTCCGATTCCTCGTTGGCCTCAAACTCGACCACCTTGTCGCCAGATATGAACGTGCGCAGGACCGAGACGGCCATGTAATCGACAACTTCCTGCACAACAGGCACAACGACCTGTGAGCGGCCATCCTCTTCATCGCCGAACGGCTTTGCCTCATAGAAGTCGATAGCCGTTGCCTGCTCGTCAGCCAGATCACTGTTGCGGAAGCTGATTGCCTGCCGCTCCATCTCTTGCAGATAGGCTGCAAGCTGCTGGTCAGACATGGTTTTGGAATCGAGTTCTTGGCTTTCCGATTGTTCTTCGGCGGGGGATTCGTCGATCATACTATCCCCTTGAATTGATATTTGATTTTCTGCGTTTTCTTTGGCTCTTCGTAAGCCACACACATCAGACCGTAGGCATCAGCGCCATGCGAAGCCCAATCATGCTCAGGGCCAAGACCGATCTGCCGGGTTTCGTCTTTTCTCTCGTGATACCAACCAAGAGCATCGCGGCCCGCTTCAGTTGTATCAGCGTTAAACCAGACATACGGGAACAGCCTGCGCGCGCATTCGATTCGCGCAGCAGCAGCGCCTTTGCCTTGATTGGGAACGACTGTTACCGAATAGCCCGCATCGCGTAGCGCGCTCTCGTATGAAACGCTGAAAACCTTATCCTGTGTCGAACCATCATGCGGCAACCAAATCTGGGCACGATCTGTTGTATAGCCTCTGGACCGCATCCAATTGAGGTGTGTTGCCAAATCCTGCCCGACCGCCTCGTAATAATCGAGAACCCGGATTTCCTTACCGATGAACTGCGCGGCCCAGATCGTGAAGGCATCAGCGCGAGCGCCAGTGCCGCCAATGTCAACAAACAGTCTGATCGTCATCAGTGGGTCAGCAGCGACCTTGCTAATCCTGCCTTCAGTCTTTGCAGCCGTTAAGTGCGATGCGAAATAAGCCCCGCTCGCAATCGAGATATATTCGCCTTCCCAGATATGCCCATACTGGTCAGGGTCTAACCGCAAACAATCTTGCCGTTCCTGTTCAAGTTCATCGGTGAACCAAGGATTATCACGCCAGTTGGCACAAACAACCGCCGAGCCAGTCGGTCTATCTTGCGCCCTTAACAACGCATCAACCGGGTCGCTCTTCCTGCGGGCATTCCAGCTAAACCAAAGTTCTGAACCCTGCGCACGAATGGTGGGGCGCAACAACATAAGACTTGTAGCTGAAAGCGTTTGCGCTTCTTCGCACCACGCCCGCTTAAATCCCTCCAGAGACTTGATTGACTCCGCCGTGTGGTCCTGCATACCCTGAAAGGCAATGACACCATCTCCAGGGGTTTGGACTACCTCATTGAATACCTTAAACCCATCAGCTTCGCCGAGCGAGAACTGCTGCAACTTTGCTTCGATCAATCGCTTACTTGACTGCTTCAGCGACTTTTGCACCTCGCGGATGCAGACCGACAGCATCCCGTGCTCTTCCAAGCTGTCATGGATCAATCGTTCCGCAAAGAAATGAGACTTGCCAGAACCACGTCCGCCCCATGCGCCTTTATAGCGATTGGGTAAAACTAGTGGCTCGAAAACCTCAGCGGTCCGAAACTGAAGGGCGGACAATCACCGTCTCCAGTTTTGTGATAGTCGCCTTTACATTCGCATCAACTTGGACCGCTATCAGCTTGCCATATAGGCCAGTCCAGAATGCCCGCTCATTCTCTGGGCTTTCTTGCGCCCATGCTATCAGCCGGTCAGTTCCACCTAAGCCTTCAGCAGCAAGCGCAATCGCCTCTTTGGCAATTACCGATGTCTTGTTGCGTGAACCCGGTGGGCGACCGGGGCCGGGTTTCCCCGACACCAGATTGCTCCGTGCCATCGCATTTTCCTTGAGTTAAAAAATTCAGGCTATTTTAAGCCCGTCAGCTGAGTTGACCTGCATGTCGATAGTACAGCCAGCAGCGAGGCTGACACCGTTCCCGGACGATGCTGCCGTGCCGTTGTTCGAGATATACCCGGCAGCGTCCGAAGTGATGCGAGCCACCGATGCATTTGCGGGGACCGCGCCAGCATCAGCACTGGAACCGGATGGCGTAGGGGCGAGCGAACTAATCAGTTTGCCATAGCACTGCCGGGTGACGGGATCGTATCCAGTGAAGAACGCTATATTCCAAGCCATGCCCAAATCCTTTCAGGCAAAAAAATAGCTGACTCGTGAGAGCCAGCTTTGCGCGTCATCTGGACGCAATTCGAAAGAATGGTTTCTGTTTGCTACCTTTGCCGCCGAATGTCAACGCACAATTCTTCCCGCCGCCGCTTTCAAATCCTGCAATGCGAGCCTCATAGCTTTGACTTCCCCGATCGGCACGAGTGCGATAAATTCGCCATCGCCATTGTAGCGTTCACGACTGCCGCGCTGATCGATACACCATTGGGTTAACGACAGATCATCAACCGCAACAGCACGAGCGATTTTCCATAAACTCCCCAAGTCGCGCTCTATCCGTCCTGTCTCAATCAACGCAGATATGACCGCAGCACCCGGACCAGCCCCACCAGAGCCTATTTCACGGTCAAGGCAGGACTTCACCCCGGAACGGTCTGCAATGCTTGCCTGATCCCTGTAATAGCCCAAGGAGCGATATTCTTCTTCTGTGAGTTGTCCGCGCTTGTGCATCGTTTCGATCATGGGCACGCGCCGCATTGGCATACCCGCCGATACAAAATCACCCGATGCCAATTGTTCGGGCGTAGGCAATGTGCGGTCAACCGCTGTTGGTGTTTTCTTCTTCCGCTTTGCCTTGCCCATCTACCCCGCCTTTACCCTAAACCAGTTGTAATTTGCAACCTATCCCTCACGCCCCGCGACCCTGCCTGTGTCGATCAGCCAGCGGTCCTGCACAGTCTTTGCGTCTGGTTTCCAGTTGGTCATGAGAACACTCCTAGGAAGGCATAAACCAAAAAAATCACGGTAAGCGTTGCCATCACCAGCAGCATGTTGATTAAAAGATCATATATCTCACTCACCCCAACCTCCTATGTCTTTCCTGATTGATGTAATAGCGGCACCAGTCCTCTCGTATTCCGAACTTCTCAGCCGCACGCTTTGGACATGCCTTGGCGATGTCGGGATGCTTGAGGAGAGCGATGATGAGGTCGGTGAGCATTTCATGACCTTTTCACCGGATCGCCATAGGGGTTTGCATGGAAGCCTTCGCGGTAACGCTGGCGGGCGGTTTCCAGATATTCCTCGACGGTGTTCATGGTGCGATTCACACGATCGATAGCGGCATTAACCTGTCCCGGTGTTCCGTAAATCTGCGCATCGAGATACGACACAGCCATCAGCCACAGTGTTTTCAGCTTGGTCGATGGAGGCCATCCCTCGGTCTGTCCCTTGTCGAGAAATGGCGTGGCCCGATCCAGCTTTGCCATGATCTCATCATGCAGCGCCTTGCTTTCATCGAGAACGGATTGACGATTAGCCTTCATGCCGCTTCGTCCTTGGGTTCGCGATCAGGGCGAACCTTGTAGCGTTGACCGCCAAGATGGGTGACATATCCCGCCTCGGCAGCAATCGCTTTCCATTGCAGGCTGGCGTTGTAAAATTCATCGCGGGTCAGCGTCCGAGCCTTTGCCTTCGCCATGAACCGGCTATGCGCGCTGTCAGCATCGATCTTGCGCAGTTTCAGGTTGCCCGATTCATCGACGATCCATTGCGTGTCGTCATGGGTGCGAACCGAATTGTAGGCATCGCAAAGATCGTGGACGTAATCGCGATGGGTGCGGATGATCGTAACGGTCTTGTCGCCAACGATGATGGTTTTCGTTTCACCGGGCTGCATTTTGCCGCTTGAGGAACTGTGTGGGTTCGCGGCCTTCAATGGATTACTGGTCATAGTTGCCCTCAAGTATCTTCTGGAAGTTCGCCTTCTTGAAAACCCAATCGAAGCCACAGCCTCGCCATCCGCTGAGAAACGCGGACCTCTCGATCTTTCCAAATACGGATTGGAAATCCTCCAGGGCGTATTGCCCAATTCTGGCTTTCAGGAGTTGCCGTCGTTCCGGCGTGATGTCGCGAACGCTCGGCTTGCCGATGCGCGGTGCCGTCTCATTCCAAATCTCAACAACATGCTCTGGCTTGAGAATGGGTGCGTCGTCAGATGCACAAGAACCTTTAGGTTCTATACTTATTGGAGGTGGAGGTGGAGGGGCATTGCGTTCGCTTATGCGTTCGCATTCATCAGATTGTTTGTTTTCAACAACTTGGCCATTCCATCTTGATTCCGCAGCAGATTTATTCTTCGCTCTTTTTTCATCCACAAATGCGCGTTCTTTGGTTAAACGCTTCTGTATCCATCCGTTTTCACCCAGCGACCAGAAGGCCATTACGGTTGGTTTCAGCTTCGCCCAACGGCCTGCGGTGATGCCCAACATGCGTGCGATACGAGCGTCGTCATCGGGTAAGGCGCAATCGCTAGAGCGCCATGCAATCATCATGAGTTGGAGATATGCGCCATGCTCCTCAAGAGAGAGGTGGCGCGTGTCTGCCAGATAGGCGTCACCAAACAACGGCATGGACGGCGCATTACTGCTCACCCAAACGTCTCCACATCCCAGCCACTGCCCTTGCCTTTGGGCAGAGCGCGGACAGCCATAAATTCAAACGGATATAGATCGGCAGCGACCTTGATCTTGACGCGTGCATCGTCAGTCCAGAAGCCCTTGACCTCCCGGCACTGCATCACGCCGGTTGACAGCATCACGGCAAAATCTGGCGTGTAAAATGTGTTGTCGGCGAGACGGAGTTTCAGCCCCTCGAATTTATACCAAGCCACTTCACCAGACATAAGCGCAGGCTTAAGGACGGAGACCTCATAGGAAGCCTCCGTCTTGTTCATGGTGCCGGTTTTTAATCGACCGAGGGCTTGGACGCGCTTGTGCATCAGTCGAAGAGGCCCAACTGAGCGCCATACGCTTCCCGCAGAGCATCACGCTCTTGCCGGACATGACGCTCAATGGCGCGCTCCTTGATTGCCCAATCGAGCGTTTTCTTATCGTATCCGAGCGCCTTGGCCTCGGCATCCACGTCGCGGATGTCGTCACTGATACCCTTGCGTTCTTCAAGAAGCCGTTCCTTACGCTCCACAATCAGGCGCAGGGCATCGTTCGCAATATCAGTCATTCAAATATCCCCAGTGCTGGAAGGCCAAGTTCATTGCGTAATTGCCGTGCACGAGCCTTCACACGATCACGCTGTGTCTCACTGGGCTTGCGTAGCTTTGCGAGCCTGCGCGCAGCCCTGCGGTTCAGGAAGCGGGTAAGGTTCATGCGCCGCACCTTTCGGGATGAAAGCGCTGCAACCGTTCCAGCAAAGTGTCAGTCGATCTCTTGATCGCCGCGTTCGTAGAAGTGAGTGTGTCTTGAATAGGCTCGGTCGATTGCACGACTTTGCGCCGGCCTATCCCGACAGGCACAACCATTGAGCCACGCACTTTCGCGACAGCCTCTTTCGGTAAATGCATGTATGACGCGATAGTGCTGTCATCGCTGATGTAGCTGCACAGTCGCTCAATTTCTGCGCGCTGGGCTGGAGATATGCGGGTCATGCCGCTGCCCCCACAAACATATCACCCTGGCGCTGGGCGTCCTCGATTCGTTTGCAAGCGATGTCGAAATACTTTTGCTCGCGTTCGATGCCGATGAACGTGCGGCCCATTTGAACGGCAGCAACGCCGGTTGTTCCGCTGCCCATGAAGGGGTCTAGGATGGTCTGGGCGTCGTTCCGTAATTGCTCAACGCACCATTTCATAAGTTTTAGCGGTTTTTGCGTCGGGTGATCCGTACCATCCAAAAGCAACTCGACGCGGTTCATAACCTTAATGCGCAGGGCGCCTGTATAGCTGGTCCATGCCAGTTCGCCGTCGGACTGGTTGATCCGTTGCCCCTTATCCCATACCAGCCATTTACCAGCAGCGGGGAGCATGTCAGCAAAGTAGTTGCCACCCCAGATGATGATATCATCGGATAGCGCAATTATCGCGTCGAATATGTCGCGCGCAGGGCGTTCAGCATCCCAGTTCAGGAACTCGTGCGCTTTCCGTCCGCCATTGCCGCCCGTTGTCTTGATTTGCCCGTCTTTGTTGATCCCATAAGGCGGATCAGTGACAACCGCGTCTACCTTGCCAAGCATCGGCAGAATGTCCCTGCAATCACCGCAATAAAGCGTGGCATTGCCTATGACGACCGGCCTCACTTCCCAGCCACCCGCTTTGCAGCCCGCGTCCGATTACCCTTTGCTACGGCAGCGGACTTCTTAGCAGCAGCCGCTTTCTCGCGATCCCGCACCAGCTTATATTCGTTGTACCAGTAGGAGTTGTTCGCCTCGGACTTGTCCAGCGCTTCAATCGCGGCTTTATAGTTCGGCACAAGGAAAGCACCCGCGATCAAAAACCCCGCTGGCACGCACACAAACGCTGTAATGATGATCGGTATCATAGCGATTCCCCGCCAAGTTATGGTTGATATTAATAATGAATACTTATGTTTAACGTGTCATATCAATACGTTGCATTTGCTGCACTTGCGCAGTGCTGCAGAATTACTCTAAATTGTGGAAATGATTGGGAACTTGATTTACGGGGCTGGCAGGTGCACTCCCACGAGGGTTCCCCGGCAGGCTACCAGCCCCTTCGCACGAGGGGGCGTGCGAAACTGGAATGTCGAGCGCAGCCAGCAAGGCGCGCTGCTGGAACAGGACTTTGGCCCGGTTCAGGTCGGCAATGAGTGCTGCGTTTTCCCCCGCCATCACGCGGCGCTCTGGTGGGGGGTGGCTGGTTGGTATTCCCGCATGAAACCGCGGACCTTGGCCTCGGTTTCGGGCCAGAGACGGCGACCATTGCGGACCTGTGATACAAATGCCTTGTCGTTCATCGCGAGCAAGCCAAATTGCGTTGGCGGTACCTTATGGGTCTCGCAGAATGTTTCGATCTCATGAAGAATTGTAGCCATGAGCGTCATTCTAGGTTGGATTTATCCTACATGTCAAGTGGGATACGCAGTACCTATGCAGAAAATACTCGTTCGTGGAACAATGCGTTCATGCCGGATACAATCGACCTTGATTCTGTGCGCCGCCGTATCGAGCGCATAATGACCGAGAAAGGCGTTAAGCCGACGACTCTTTCTGAGAAGATGGGGAATAGCAAAACGCTTGTTTCTGAGATTCTAAAGAAGAATGGCGACACTAAGCTCGGTACGTTGATTAGATTGGCAGACGCTTTGGACGTGTCAGTGACGGATTTTCTGGTAGATACCGCGCCCATATTGGGTGCCAGCGCCTTGACGTGATCGTCGCGCACCAACCAACCAACAGACACGCACCGCACAACGCCGGGTAATTCCAGATCGGACAGGAATTGCCAACGCGCTATTGGCTGCGCGCTATCCTCCCATTCGATCATCACAAGCGGCGTCTGCATACCAACGGTATAGCACGGTGAATGGGGGATGGGAAATAAAAGTTGGTTATATCCTACATTATATGTTGACTGGTTGGATTTATCCTACTAATACATTCCTATCAACCCAGATAGGACGCCAACATGCAGAAAAAATCAAAGCAAGCGAAAGAGCCTGAAACGTTTGTTTGCTACAAAGGCTTCGACGCAAATCTGAAATGCCGCGATTTTCAGTATGAGATCGGCAAGACCTATACCCATATCGGTCCAGTGGTTCAGTGTGAGAGCGGCTTTCATGCCTGTCAGAACCCACTTGATGTTCTTGACTTTTACGGTTTTGAGAATGGCAATCGCTTTGCACGCGTAACGGTCGGCGGCAAAGTTGATCGCAGCGATGATAAGAAATGGGCGTCTGCCGAGATAACGGTTCAAGCAGAACTGAAATTGCCCGATCTCATTGGCGCCGCAATCAAATGGATTATGGACGCCTGTAAGACTGGTGAGAATGTTCAAACAGCGTCGGGCGACTACTCGCAACTGGCAGCGTCGGGCGACTCCTCGAAACTGGCAGCGTCGGGCGACTCCTCGAAACTGGCAGCGTCGGGC